AGCACCAGTAGCGTTCATTTGGCCTAAGTTGCCTGCCCCAATAGATTTAACTGCTGGTTTACGCATCACAAACTCACCAGGCTCTAACATAGCGGGTACACGGTCACGAAGTGCATTTACCTGCCCTCCAGCAGCCATATTTCTAACACCAGTCATACCTACTAATCCACCAGTAGCAGCACCACCAAACATACCCATGATGCTTGACATAAAGCCTCCACCGCCACCAGCAGCACCGCCGCCTCCGCCAAACATTCCCATAATGCTTGACATAAGGCCTCCGCCACCTCCGGCTCCGCCTCCACCAAATAAGCTACCAAGACCGGATGTTACACTACTAAATATATTACCAAGTGATCCACCTAAACCTTTAAATGTATCTAAAGCTGTAGTACCAAACTTACCAATACCTTCTTTCATACTACCAAACACATTCATAGCTTTCTCTTTAAAGCCGTCAAAGAATCCCATACCTTTTTTCTCTACATCTTCTTTCATTTTTTCAGCAGGACTTGGTCCTCCTGCACTACCTGATGTAGTAAGTAAAGCACCGTCTATAACTTTAGCATTATCAGCACCTTTTTCTTCATTTAATCCTAATCCTGGAATAAGATTGCCAACTAATCCTCTAAAGGCATCTTTAGCAGGTTCTATAAGAGTTTTTTGCAACACAGTTTTACGTATGTTTTCAAAAGTATCTGCAAATATATCACCCAAGCCATCTTTAATAGATTTACCTTCTGCTATATTATCAAATACCTTGTTAATGGCATTTCCGAGTCCATCATTGATATTTGTAATTAACGCTTCAACCATATCTTTTAATTTTGCTTCAGCTGTTAGTTGATACTCTAAGCGTTCTTTAGTAATTGCAAATAAATCTTTGGCTGCTTGTGCTTCCATACCTGCTGCTTGCATCTTAGCTACGAAGTTTTGTTCAACCATCTCTCTCTCAAGACCTAAGCTTTCTAAGTTCTTTAGATAAGTTTCAACTTGTTTAACTGCCAGTTTATCAAACTCTGCTAATTCTAAATTACGACCATCTTGTTTGAGTCTTTGTAGATCAAGTACACTATTATATTCAGAAATCAGATCTTTTTGTCTTTCACCCATAATTGCTCTTTGACTTGCAAAATCAGCTTTTATATCATCACCTTTTAAACTACCAACTTGACTTTCTTTTCCGATATTTATATCAAGTTGTTTTATCATATCTCTAATGCCTTGATCTAGTTTTCTATCAGTCTCAGTTTGGGTAGGCATCTCTGCGCCAGTTATTCTAGCTTCTTCAGCAAGAAGGGCCATCTTACTAGCTCTTTGATCTCTAAGTAGTACATATTGTTTTTTAAGTAGTTCTAATTCAAATTGACGTTGTTTTGTATCTGCATCATTCTTTTTAAGAGCTAATTGTTCTAAAGCTGTAAGATTCTGTTTATCTCTAGACATTTGAAGTATATCCTGTTTCATCTTCTCACGTACTAAGGCTTCTTCTTGTTCTACTATCTTCATTTGCTCTATAAATAGATCTCTTTCTTCTTGCAGTGCTGCACCTTGAGCTTTTAACTCTTCTGTTAACAATGCTTCTCTACGATCAAGAGCTTCCATAGCAGCATCTCGTTCTTTTTTAGCTAAATTAGCTTTGACTCCTGCACTAGCTAAAGCTGCTTTTAAGTTAACCTCTGCAAGTTTAACTTGTAAAGCTACAGTATCTCTTTGATTAAGAATAGATCTATCTAGTTTATTTTGTAGAGCAGCAGTCTCTTTAGCTGCATTAGCTTGAATACCTGCTTGTGCTCCTGCAGCAGAAGTACTTGCTGCAGCCATAGATAAATCACTTTGTTGCTGCGCTATTTTTTGATTCATTTTAAACATGTCTAAAGCAGTTGCTCTATCTTTAGCATTTATATCTGCTTTTTGTCTTGCCAAAGTTAAACTAGCTTTTTGAAATGTTAAATCTCTTTTTACAGTATTTTGAGAATTTTGTGTTTGCACAGCTTTAAGCTCACTTGCTCTAACCATAGCATTAACTTTTGCTTGGGCTTTAAGAAGTTCTATTTGTTTATCTAGTTCACGAGTCTTGTCTTTTTGTGCAACTATTTCATCTCTTACAGCATTTACTAATTCTACTCCACTAAGTCTTGCCTGATCTATAAGAGCTTGCTTTTGTTGTTCTAATGCAGCTATTTTAGAATCAGCTTCTGCTTGTGAGAGTCTAATATTACTAAGAGTAATTTGCCCCTCTAACTCACCTGCTTCTTTAATACGTGATATTTCTGCATCAATTGATGCAATTTTTAAATCTCTAAGTTCCTGTGTCTGCTCTATACTAGTAGCTATACCATCTTGTTCTTGAGAAATACGTTTATTATCTAAGTCTATTAGTTTTAACTGAGTCTTAAGATTATCGTCTATCTTTTTAATTTCTAATGCAGTGATTTTATCAACTATAGCTATTTGATCAGTTAACAAACCATTTTGAGTATTTAGTTGTTTAACAACTTCTGTAGCACCCTTTATTTGAGCATCTATTAGAGAAATATCAGCCATAGGATTACCAGCTTTTAATACAGCGGCTTCTATTCTTGCACGCTGCTTAGCTCCCTCAATTTGAGCAATAACAGTATTATTAGTTTCTTTAAGAACTTCTAAGTCTAATTTTGTTTTCTCAGCGGCAGCTGTGATTCCGTCTTTAGCAACTTTTGCTTCAAGTTCTAATATCTTTTTTCTTTGAGCATTTAAAGTTTTTGCATCTTCTAAAGCTCTTAATTGATTTACTAATTTTTGTATTTCTAAAGCTGCTTCTTGTCTTACAATAGTTTTAGAAGTTTCTAAAGCTGCTATATCAGCTTCCTGTTTACGTATTCTTAAACCATCAGCAGCTCTAATATTGTCTTGTTCTTGTGTAGCTAATCTTTGAGATTCTTCAATTTGTCTATCTAACAATGTTTGTTCTTGCATATTAGTTTCACGTTTAAGATCATACTGTGCTATAGCTGCGGCAGTACCTTTTAGTTGGTTTTCTTGAATAAAGTTTTGAAGTTCTATTTGCTTATCTACATTAGCAGAGTTTCTTGCAGTCTCTTCCATAATTGAGGCAGTTTCTCTTTTAACATTAGCAATCTGCATTTCTAACTCAAATAATGTGTTTTGTTGCTCTAGCATGCGTTGTGTATGAGCTGCAGCTTTTTCTGCCTCTGCATTTTGCATTTTTGCTAGTTCGAGTATATGCTCTTGTGCCTTAATAACTTGCTGTCTTGCACCAGCCTGTAAAGCTAATTCAGCTTCTTTAACAGATAAATCAAGTTTTGCTTTTTGTAAATCAACTTGTGCCTCCAATGCTACTTTTTGTGCAGTTAAGCCTTTAATAGTATCTTCAATAGCAAAGTTTTCTGCTTTTATAGAATTTATTAATTGTGTATTATAGATATTAGCTTGATCTATTAATGCCTCTTTTTGCGCTTCTAACTCTGCTAGTTTATTCTGATTTTGTTGAGTCTCTACAGCACTATTTGCAGCAGCAAGTTGTCCAGCAAGTGCAAGATTTGCTTTTTCAGCATCTATTTTATCTTGTATAGCTGATAATTGTAACATAGTTAACTCACTTTGTCTTACAATCTCAGAATCAATATTTGCAATTCTTGTATCATTTAAGTCATTTTCAAGACCTAAAAGTTCTATTCTGTCGTCAAATTGTTGTTTTGCAGCAGCTATCTGTGCATTACCAATTTGCACAACTAGAAGTTCCTGTGCTGCAAGTGCTGTATTCTGTGCTTTTAACTCAGTTGTTAGTTCAGTACTGGCAAGCAGTGCATCTATATTTGTAGTATCCATATCAGGATCTTTTTGTACAGCTAAATCTTTTCTTGCCGCAATATCAGCTTTAGAAGCTGCAATCTCACTAATTAAGAATGCATTCTTAGCCTGAAGTAATTTATATTCATTTTGTCTGTTTTCTGCTGCAAGTCTAACTGCAGTTGCAGCTGCCGTTTTTTGTAACTCTAATACTGCAATTTGTTTTTTATTTGTTTCAGTAGCTGCTGTGAGTTCTATTCGTGAATTATTAAGTTTCTCTTCTTCTAATTCTAAAGCACTCATTACAAAATCTTTTTCTTCTGTGAGTCTTTTAACTGCTAGATCAGAAATTTCTTGTTCTATAGATAGGGCAGCAGCAGCTGCCTCAGATGCTACTTTAGCAGTCCTTTTACTTTCTTCTATTTTTGCTTGTATTACTTGTCTCTCTTGTTCAAGACTCTTAAATTTTAAATTACTTTCAACAGCAGCGGCGGCTGCGCCAGCAATACGATTATCTGCAATAAAGTTTTGAACCTTAATTTGATCTTCAGTAGCAGATCTAGCTGCACCAGCTTTTGCTGCTATAGCAGCACCTTCTGCTTGAGCAGTTAAAAGTTGATTCTCTATTGCAAGAATTTCTTGTCTTACTTTCTTTTCGTTAATGAGTTGATCTGTTAAGTTGTTAGCAATATCAAGTGTTAGCTTTTCAATCTCTAAAGCATGCTCGGAAACTTTTAATGATTCATCACGAGACATTTTTTCCATAGCTAAGACTTTTAAATTATCCCTAGCTATATTCTGTAGCTCATGAGCGATAACTTCTTGATTACCTAATGCACTTAATTCATCATTTAATCCTTTTAATTTTCTAGCATTGAGTTCGTCATTTATTCTTTTTTCTTCATTTTTTTGACGAAGATTTGCCTCGGCTGCTTGAGTCTGTACAAGAGCAACCATTTCTGCACCATGAATTTCGTCATCTAAAGCTGCTAGTTTACCTGCTAATGTGCTAGCCTCAGCTGCGTCTATTGCTCCAGAACCGTCAAGTTTTGCTTGTAATATTTCTCTTTCATTCACAAGTTGCAGCATAGTATTTGCTTGTTGTTGTGCAACAAGTGCATCTTGTAAGCCTTGTTGCTCTACTAAGTTTGCTAATCTAGTATCATTTAGAGCTACCTGTGCCTTAGCTATTTTATCAATATCTTTAATTTGGTTACCAAGACTTGTTTCTTGCTCTTCAAGAACTTTAAGACCTTTTGCGTAATTATCTGATTGAGTAGTTTCTAGATCTGTTATCAAATCTTCTAGTATTGTAGCAGAATCACCAGAAAATGCTAATACAGCACCTTGTCCTGTTATTTTTTCTACTACTTTATTTAAGTTTCTTATTTCGTCAGCAAATAGTTTAACAAATTCTATATTTACTCTTGCTAAAGCTGATTGTCTATCAACTTGTGCTTTATTTATCTTAGCTAAAGCAGTTCTAGAAGCAATATCTATTTTTTGTTGAGTTAATTGCTGTTTTGCTATGGCAGCATCAGCTTTAATATTAGTTGATTCATCTTTAATTGCTTGTCTTTCATTTGCCTGCCTAAGTGCAATTAGATCATTTTCTTGTGTAAACTCATTATTTAATGCTGTAATTTCTTTATTAAGCTGTGCCTGTCTATCCGACATTTCATTATTAACATCAGTTCGTTTTTGTTGTGCTAGATCAAACTCTTCTTGTAGAATTGTTTTTTGCTCAGTAACTCTGTCTATAGCAAGATTCTTTTCCATATCAATTAATGCTTGTCTCTGAGCAAGTTGCGTATCTCCTCCTTGCGCTACAGCAGTATCTAATACACCTTCCTGTAAATCTTTAGCTCTTTCTTTTGCAGCCAAAGCTGCTTCTGCAGCAACTTGTCTTTCTAGATTAATAGCTTCTTGACGAAAGATATTTTGTTTATTTATCTCAGCAGTTACTTGCTTATTAAAATCAGCCATTTCTTTTTGTTGTACATTTTGCGCTTTTTCAAGATCAAGTATGATTTCAGCATTTTTTATATCTTTCTGTCTGCCTTCAGCTTGTTCAGCAATCTTAATTTCTCTTAATTTTTCAAATGTAATTGATCTTTGTAAAGCTATTTGTTCAGTTAATAGAGCTAATTGTTTGTTTAACTGTACTTCTTTTTTCTTTTCGGATTCAACTTGTTGTTGCATAGTACCTAGCAGTTTTAGTGCTGTTCCTGCAGCAGATTTTCTAGTCTTCTCATTAGCTTTAAGCATCTCTTCTTGATCTGCTGCAAATTTTGTAGCAGCAGCTTGTTCTGCAGGAGTCATTTTAGCCATCATCTCTGCTGGAGGTAGCTGAGTTTGAAAAATAGTATTATCTACTTCATTTTGTTGATCAATTAATATCTGACGTTGATTAATTAACTTTTGAGTAGAATTTAAAGCGGCTTTACCATCAGAGTCTAATGCGCCAGAACTAAAAGCTGTGTCTACAGCTTTCATTTCAGTACTAAAAGCTGCACTTATAGCTTTTACTATAGCTTCTTGTCTTTTTAATCGTACATTTAATTCTTCTATTATTTCAGCACGTAATTTTAATTGTGCATATAGAGGATCACTTTCTTTACCAAGCTTGACTATTTCTGCTAATTGAGTAGCAACTCCTGATAAACCAGAATCTAGTTTAGTACTATCTATAGCACCAGCACGGAAATCTGTTAGTAGCATATCTAAAGTACTATCAGCAGCAGCGTAAGCTGTTAGCAAATCCTGCACTTGTACTGTCTGAGTACTGAAAATGCTGTTTCCATCAGCTGTTTTTTTAATTAGTTCACCAAAAATTCTAATTTCACCATTTAAATTAACAAGAGGATTCTGCATCGATTTAACTACTTCTGCAGTGCTTCTTCCCGCAGCCTCTGCAATACCAGATATAAGACCTGCAGCTTCTGCCCCACCAGGCTGATCAAACACTTTTTGAAGTTGTTCTCTTAAAGCTAATTCTTTTCTTAGATTCTCAATTACCTCTTTATCATGAACTGCTTTTGCTTGTTCTGCTGCTAATTTCGCTCTTACAATACCTGTCAATTTTTTATTAATAACTGACTCATCTACAAGTAATCCTTGACGCGCTGCTTGGTCTCTAGTGTTGTTGCCTTCGCCAGCTGAGATCATGGTTCTTGCCTCTGCTAAAGCTTGTAAAGCTGATTTTACATTATGTACTTTATCTGCTAATTCATCAGAGGCACGCATCTCAGCATGAGTTACCCTTAATAAACCTGCTACACCATCATCTTCTTCATTATTTACTTTGTTAAGTAATTCAACAGCTTTTACAATTTTAGGCAAGTTATCACCATACATCTGTAAGCCTTTGATAGCGTCTACATCAAACATATCACGAACACCATCAGCGTCACCCATAGTAAACTGGCTAGTATCAAATTTTCCTCTACCAGCCAATGCTTCTGTTGTTATATTTGCAGGTATAGATTCTTGTAAAGCTTGTTCATCAATTCTTGCGGCAATTACTAAATCACTACCCGTCCCTAAAGCAGTTAAATTTTCTCTTAGCTCATTGATTCTATCACCAGCACCTTTAAGTTCTTCATCACTAGCTCCCGCTCGTTTTAGTAAATCATTAAGAGCTTTTGTACCGCCCGCAGCAGCAACTACCATAGCCGCAAAACCTTTATTAACTTCACGCATTTCTGCATTAAGACCTGTGATAAGATCTTTTATTATAGTAATAAAATCTTTGTCAAAAAATGTACCTGCTAATTGTGCAACTGCTAAACCCATGAATGCAACATTTACTATGCTACCTAATATACCAAAAGCAAAACTTAATCCTCTGACTACTGCAGTTAGACCAGTAGCAGTTTTAGCAAAAAGTCCTGCAGCTCTACCACCAGCAGCTAAGGCTACATTATTAGCATTAATTCTCTTTGTAAGAAATTGATATCTAGCACTGCCTTTGGTAAGTAATCCTTGATTTTCTTTTAAAACTTTATTATTTTTATCAATTGCAGCAACACTTTGTAAGCTACCTTCTCTTTGATCTTTTAGGGCATTGGATAAACTAGCAGTTTGTTCAGCACTTCTCTCTGCGATTCTGGGGTTAAATCCTTGTTTACCCATAGTAGATTTACGATCAGCTGCATAACTTTTTTGTAGTTGTGTAGAAGCAGCTTCAAATTTTTTCATATCTTTAGTACTATCAGCTAATCCAATACTAAAACTTGATAAATCTTTTAAACCTTTACTAACAAAGCCACCCATTATCTGACCCGCTTTAGCAAACACGAGAGTCAATATACCTAAAAATAACACTAACACATTACCAAAATTATCATTAAAAAAATCTACTATAGGTATTAGAACTTTTAGTAATAACTGACCAAAATCTTTGGCTAGTTTATTAATTTGTACACTTAATTGTTCTAAAGATTTTTGAGCACTATCAGAAGTTACATCAATATCACCAAATTTTCTAGTACCCTCTTCGATAATAGCATTAAGAAAAGCTTGTCTTCTTTCAAAATCTGATATTTCAGAGGTGGCTTTATTTAATGAGTTAGCATATCTCTCAACAGCAGGATCTATTCTTACAAAAATACCAAGTTCATCAAGAAGTTCTGGTTCCATCTTAGCTGCACCACGAACAATTCTTTGCATGGCATCAGTAAGATTCCTACCAAGTGCTCTAGAAGCTCCTAATGCTACTTCGGTTAGTTTTTCAATTTTATCAGCACTAAAACTAGAAGACAACGCTAAGTTGGCCGCATTTGCAGCTTCTTCTAGAGTTAATTGTCCTTGAGCTATTTCTTGGATACTTTCTAGAATTTTTGGACCTTGCTGACCTACAGCTGCAGCAAGTGCGTTAGTACCTTTTACAATCATTTCAGCTTCTGCAGCTTTAGATAAAGCATTAAATGCAGCTTCTAAAGCAAATACAGTAGCAGCAGCACCTGCATAAGCACCAACTAAACCGCCCAATCCTTGAGATTGAGCGGCAAAAGAGCGTCCAGCACTAGCAGAGGCTTGACCCATACGAGTCTGGGCACGGCCTACACTTTCTGTATCATCTTTTACTTTTTTAGCGCCTTTACTAGAAAAGTTAGTTTGTATGGTATTTTTAATAGTTGCCAACAGCTATCCCCTTATACTTTTACTTACGTGACTTTGCTTGTTGGGCATAGTATTTTCCTAATAAAGATTCTGCTTCTTTTAATAGATTAAATACTGCACGTCTGTCATCAATTTCGTAGATATCCATGATAGTACCGAGACCGCTATAGTCTTTTCCTAACCAAGTACCATTCATACCTTCCCATATATCAGGAAGAGCATTAAGAACAGTTAGAGCTTGTTGACACTCTAGAGATAGGTTGGAGCCGTCTTGAGGTAAATCTTCCTCTTTTGGTTCCCAACCCATCTGTTCGCACATCAATAGATATTGATCTGCTGTCATACCTCCACCCCCAAAAGAACTTTGGAGGTAGTCAGTTAGTTTTTTGTGTCAGTTTCGCCTTTTTTAACGGAAAACTGCTCAAAGTCATTCATAGTATCTGTTACAAATTGATCGAAAATTGTTGAATTTTTCAAAAGTTCAATTGCATCTTCCATAGAATACTCTACTTCTTCACTGGCGTCCATTGCTGAAATGTCAACAGGTAAAAGAACCGGTAAATGTTTTACCTTGAGTCCTTTCCAGCCTGCAACAGCTTTTTCTGCGTATGCTTCAAGAAATTTTTCATTGTCAACTTCTTCTTCGCGTTGACGAGTACGTTTGTTAAACTTATAGGTAAGTGCTTTGTTACGTACTTTCATAAGATCTTCGCGTGTAAGATAACGAAGATGAATTTCAAAACCTTCAATATCTGGAAACTCAACCCAAGTTGCAGTTTCTTTGGCGATTAAACCTTTAATTTTACTCATAATTTTTTCCCCTCTAGGATAATAAACGAACACCCACTACGTATCTGCTTGTCTTTGGTGAGGGGGAACCTAGACTCGCAAGTAATGGGTGTTCTTCTGGTTAATAATGTGGTGTTCCCCCTCAGAAACACATTAATTTTTTAGTTAGCTTTTGATAGCTACAATTTCAACTTCTCCGCCATCGCCTTTATTAGCATCAAGTTCTTGTGCTAAGAAATCGACACTCATAGAGATAACATCTTCAGTTTGGATTGCTGGGAAACTAAACTGACATGCATTCATTTGGAAAGCAACATATGGAGCAGTAGTTCCACCAATAATAACATTAGCGTTAGATGTTTGGGCAGAGTTAGTACGAGAATCTTCACTAATATTACGTAAGAAGCCTGCAGATTCTAAATCTCCACTACGTAGATACATAGTAGTAGAACCACTTACAGCTCTAGTTCCTGAGAACTGACCAATCGGCTCATTAAGTGCAGAGATTTGCTCTGGAGTAAGATAGGTAATATTGTTATTATACTCGAAGTTCATAGAAGTTACTGGGAAAGTAAACTTTTCATCAGAAGCTGATGCAGTTGCTTTATGGTGGAACTCAATAGCACTCAAACGATTCTTAATAAATGAGTTAGTAGTTACTGTACCAGCAACATTCATAGTATTAAATGGGTGATAAGAAGATGCAGCACTAAGCGCATGAGCATTAGAATTACCCACAACAGCAGTACCACCAGCATTCTTAATACCACCAAAGGTTGCAACAGCAATATCTCTTGGCGCTCCGGTGAGTTCTTTCATAACAGTACCGAATCCACTCCAAGTAACAGTAGCAATATCTTCAATTCCCGCATCAACAGTAGCAGAATTTACTGTGGCTTTGTCTACTTGATAGATTACGTTATCAAGTTTAAAATACATAAAGTATTCTGGAGCCACAGCCCAATTAGATGTTGAAGCATGAATACGAGTTCCAGCTGCAATAGTATTAGTTTTTAATGTACCACCAGTTTGCCAAATAGATTGCTCTGCTACTCGTGTAGCAGCTACTTGCGATTTTGTAGCAGCAAGAGTGCTTGAAACAAGAGCTTGCCACATATACCAGTCTGCAAGAGGTTTTGTATTACCAGATTCATTAGTTTTTGCAACAGTACCGTTAGCAGCACCAGTGGTTTCTACGCCTGTTGGACGCATATATACCTGAATATTCCAATCAACAGGGTTGATTGCGGTATTAAATCTTTGTTGTGAGCGATCTGGGCTAAGACCCGATTCGAGAGAAGTGATGTCTTGAGTAGCTGATGTAGACGTAGCAGCAAAACCAGCCAATACCTCAAGTTTCCAGGTGTTAGCTGGAGTCATTGCTACTGCAACTGATGCTGAACCGCTAGTAGTACCAAGTATATCAACTGTTGAAAAGAACACTTCAGAATTTCTCTGTAAATTGAGAGATGCCATGTTATTTCTCCTTAATTTTCTAGCCTATAGGCTGTATTTAAATTGACCTCTGCTATTCCGTAAGGAGCAGCTAATCCTTCATCTGTGGTTATACTGTCTATTGTTATATCAAGTATACCTTTATCAGGATTTTCCCCTAGTTGGTGATAAATAATAAATTCAATGTCTTGAACTATATCATCTGCGAGGCTTTGGGAATTATCTTGTCCATATATGTATGCTCTTATAGTAACGTCTAATGTGGCTACCGTCAAATTTTTTGAATTAAAATCTCTATTTTCGGTTCCGGCTGATAGATAAAGTGATGGAAAATCATTTACCTCATCAAGAAATCTAATACCTCTTTTAACATTGTTAAATACGTTTAAATTGTAAGTATAATTAGTACCAGCTACAGCTTGACCATTAATTTCTTTTAGCTTATCAACTAATAATGCTATGATTTCTTTTCTTCTGGATGCCATTAGTTAGCCCTTAATATATTAAATTGTCTAGCATATAGTGCTTGAACTACCTGTCTTATAGCAATAATAGCTTGCCCATCAGGTATATAACCATATTGCTCAAGAGATCTGTATACAGGATTTAAAGCATATGTTATCATATTTTTTCTATAATTAGGAAATACTTGAACACTTTCTATGTATCTACCTGTCCTATTTTTTAACATGGGAGGAAAAGCCTCTCCAGCAGTAGCCATAGTTTGTTGTAGTCTTGCTCTTACTAATGCAGATAAAGCAACTCCAGATAAAAATGCTTGTTGAGGAGACTGTGATTTTCTACTCTGCGCTACTTTTCTGGTAATAGTACCAGAAGCTATACGAGCCGAACCTTTATCTACCTCAAAAGTTATTTTTGAATCAGCCTTATTAAGTGCATCTATAGCTTTTTGACTAAAAACTATATTAGCTTTTGCCATAGCTTTTACAAAACTTTCAGTTTGATTTTTTAAAGGCATTTGTACTTTTTTATTAGCTTTATTTATTGCTTCTCGTACATAAGCTTCTGAAAATTCTATATTAAAAAGTACACTGGTCACACCTTTTTCATTAGTTTTTTCTTTTACTACTATTTTAGCAGCTTTGTTTTTCTTTATTTGAGGCCATTTAAATGATATTTTAGAAACACTTTTACCTCCGCCCGCAAGACTAATTGGTATACGTATATCACCAGACTTCATAACAAAATTTCTTCGTAGAGCTGTAGCAGTTTTAGAGCGAGAGCTTAATATATTTTTTAATTGAGTTTGATTATTTTTTGCTGCTAATAACTGCTCTACTAAATCAGGCATACCCGCAGAAACATCAGTGCTTATAAGTTCTCCTGTTTCTAAATCTACTCCTGTGAACAATTCCTTAGTATTAGAAAGATTTACGCCAGATCCGCCAGCAGTTTTAATACGTTGAGCTTTAGTTACCTTGCCTGCAGCATCTTGAGTTGTTTTAATAGCTTTAGTTTCAGAAACTCCTGTAAATTTTTGCTCTCCTTGTTCAATAGTATACATTAAGTTATCAGGAACAACACCCCTACCAGCTCTACCAGGAATTACTGTACCACCAATAGCTGCAGCAACTTCTGCATCTACTATGTCCGACATTTTTTTGGTTATACTATTTAATTCAGATTTAAGAGTAGAGCCGCCAGGAAGAGAAAAGGCTAAGCCCTGTAATCGAGATCTTTTTACCATCATATCTTCTAAGCCAGAGTATACTTTATTACCTTCTCTAGTGGTAATCTTATTGTATACATATGTACGCATTATTCAATAATCCTATATAGATCTAATATGCGTTTGATATGTGGAGGAAAACTTGCCGCTAATGGGTATTTTTCACCACGCTCACCTTCAAGAGAAAATCCTTTTTTCTCTTGATCTTGTTTATAAATTAATTTAACAGTATCTAGCACTGCCATTTTAATATCAGAGGGTACATCTGCAGTTTCATACCCACCACGATACTCAACTCTAACCCCAGAAGGAAAAGGAGCAAAAGAAGGAGGACCACTTAATGTCATAGCAGGATAGGAGCTGCGTACTACAGGATAAGTTCCTCTAGTAGATAAATTACCAGTATCTTTTGTAATCTCTCCCATATCTTTATTAAACGTATACTGACTAGAAGCGTTATGATCATCTGTTGCTTGGGTAGTTTTATTAGCACCATCAAAATGAAAAAGACTTATAGTATCTGTATCAGGAGCTAACCTCTGGGCAGAAGGAGTAAAAGCGGCTTTGTACCTTGCACTATCAGATATTCTTAGTTCATCCATATAGCCTGTAAGATTTTCGCCTATCATAACATTACTAGTAAAACTATTGTTACTAGCAGCAAAAGTAACATTTTGTATCAAATTACCATTTCTAAATAATCTCATTTTCTGTGCTTGATTATCAAAAGAAGCTGCTACATGCATAAACTCTCTAGGAGCATAGTTAGAAGTAGTTCTACCCGCTTCAGGACCGCCTAATGCTGTAATACTTGAGCCACCTCTTCTAGAGGTAATACTAAGAGCATTGGCTGCAGCAAATTTAAACTCTAAATAATTAGTTGAATCCTCATATATAGTAAATATACTATTATCACCTACACCAGTAGTATCTTGTCTGATATAAGCTTCTATTGTGAAATCACCATCTTCAAACTGAAAACTATTAGGAACTGTTGTAGCTTCTAAATTATCTGCTGCTGCTACAAATTGTACAGAAGATTTACCAAAACGTTTTACTCTGGTATTAATGTGGGCTTGACCATTAAAAGATACAGATAATGATTCTCCTTCTGTAGATAGAGGTCTACCTATAGATGTAGGGTCTTTAAGTACTACATCATCATTACCATCATATTCAGAAACTAAATACACATTACTTAGTGGCAATCTAGAGGTCATAACAGAAGTTTTACCTCCATCAAAGATTTCTACATAATCATTAGCTAATATTTCTTGACCTATATAGTGCTCTACCATACCAGTAGCATAAGTAATAGCATTTGTTATACGAGTATCTTGTGTATCGCTAGATATAGAT